AGCGCTAAATTCAGAAGCATTTTTTATTGAAAAAGTTGAAGATATTGCTTTGATTGTATTGCTTCCTTTATTCTTTGTATTTACAGGATTAAGAACTGAAATTGGACTTTTGGACGATCCTTATTTGTGGAAAATCACAGGATTTATCATTGCCGTTGCCGTTGTTGGAAAATTTTTAGGAAGTACTTTGGCGGCGAAATTTGTCGGTCAAAACTGGAGAGATTCTTTATATATCGGAGCGTTGATGAATACAAGAGGCCTGATGGAATTGATTGTTCTTAATATCGGATATGAATTAGGAGTGCTTTCTCCGATGATATTTACCATGATGGTTATTATGGCTTTAGTAACCACTTTCATGACCGGACCAGCTTTAGATTTGATTAATTTCATTTTCAAGACAAACAATTCTATTATTCCAGAATCTATCACTAGTAAAATAAAATATAAGATTTTGCTTTCTTTTGCTGTTCCTGAAAGAGGAATTGCTCTGCTGAAAATAGCCAATAGTTTGGTAAAAAAACAAAACGGGAATACGATGGTGACAACAATGCATTTGTCTTCAAGTAACGAATTGCACGGTTTTGAAGCAAATCATTATGAACAAGAAATTTTTAAGCCGATTGTAAGCGAAGCCGAAAACCTTGACCAAAAAATTATCACGCTTTTTAAGGCTTCTGTGGATGTGGATTCAGATATCACTGAAATTGCAAATCAAGGAGAGTTTGATCTGCTTTTAATTGGTTTGGGACAGTCAATTTTTGAAGGAACATTATTGGGAAGAGTTTTGGGTTACACCACAAGAATTATTAATCCAGATCGTTTGATTGATAAATTATCTGGTAAAGAAGGATTATTCGAAAATTCTCCTTTTGATGAAAGAACGCGCCACATTATTGCTTACAGTAAACTGCCAGTCGGGATTTTAGTCGATAAAAACCTTGAAGATATTGATCAAGTATTTATGCCTTTGTTTTCTGTTGAAGATAAATTTTTGATAGAATATGCACAAAAATTAATTCACAATAATGACTCTCAAGTAACTGTTTTAGATCCTACAGGAGAAATCAAGAATAATTCTGAAATCAAAGAAAACATTCGTTCAATTGAACAGATTGCTCCAAATCACATAACGCTCTCAAACGAAAAAACAATGAGCAAAGAGTTTTTGGAAAAACAGGATTTGATGATTATCAGTCTTGACAGTTGGAAAAAATTAGTTGATTCACAGAGTGTTTGGTTAAATAATACGCCTTCGGTGTTAATTATTAAACCATAAGCTAAAAAAAACATACTTTTGCATCAGAATTAAGTACTTGTCAGATTACAATATATATTAATTCCCCGATAGACCTGTCAGATTCTGGCAGGTTTTATTTATTTAAATCGCACACAGATGTATAATCGAAAATTCGAAACGTGCCAGTTTCTAAATTAAAACGTGCCACTTTTAGGCAAATATAACCACTTTTAAACTGCTTTTAAAAACCGTTTAAACTTTATCATGAAAGCCACAAAAAAACCTCTGTTTAAGAGGTTTTTTTATGCAAATTATTTGGTATAAAGTGTTGAATTTTCTATCTTTACATAGTATTTATACATTTAATGCAAAGCTTGCAGAACCTCCTTTCAAAAGATGTTTTGTGCTTTCAATATTGTTTTCGTAAATATGAACGTTACCTAAGAACAATGTTATACATTTCAATTCTAAGCCTATTTGCTTGCTTATAAGATACAAATGGTAAATATCTGAAGGTAACCCAAGACTTGCATCAGAACTACGCTGATATGCGCTTATAATTAGCTTTCCTTTGTCGATCTGGAATTGAATCAAACTTAAACAAGGCTGTTGGTTACTTTCGGTGTTATTTGCGCCCAAAAACAGCACATAATTCTTTGACGTGCGCTTTTCTTTGTTTATCTTCTCGATAAGCTTTGGCAATTGCTCAAAGTAAGTTGGATAACTATTGACCAAAATAGGTCCGCAATAATCCCACCAGCTAACGCCAACTTCTCTATATGCTTCGGTTGAACGTTCGCCCGCCATAAAAAGCGTTAATTCTTCCTTCAGTTTCTTCTTTGCCACTCCATGACTTTCAAAAAGTGTTAGCAAATCAATTGGCTTTAGTTCTAATTTTTGGTTTAAAAGGTACTTTATGTTGCCTTTTTTGTTTTGTTGTTCTTTACCTTTCGAAAGGATTTTTTCTAAAATTGTGTGATACTTATTCATTCGTTTTTGATTGATGATTGATGATTTTTACTTTATATTTGCACCTCTCACAGTATTAAACATAGCAAAGCCACAACAGAAGACTTTAGTCCTCCGATGTGGCTTTGTTGCTAATTAAAATACTGTGAGAGGTTTTTAATTTCGGAGGACTTTTTTTTATTCCGCCTCCAGGAATGTTTTATTTCAATATTTCTTTTACTGGCAATTGGTTTTGATTTCTTTTTTCTAAAATTTCATCAGACAACTGCCATTGTGACGGCAATAAGTTGAATATTGTGTGAATTCCATCTGATAGCAGTTCGGTCTGAACCTTTTCAAGCAATATCACTGCAAGCGCATCTTGAAGCTCATCGTTCCCGCCACCGTTTATGATGTCTGAAAGTAATTCATTTGCTTTTGAAATTGGAATGCTCCAAGTTTGCGTTTTCAGCGTTCTCATTTCTTCCATTTGATAATAATTGATATTGCATCGAATGGTTCCCGCCATCAAATCATATTCTGGGCTGTTTATTTCAATTAAAATTGTTCCAGATTCTTGATACATAGATTCTGTCACTACGGGGATTGTGGATTTAATTTTTGACATTGTGGTAAAATGTTTAGTTATAAAGTTGAAACGTAATTTCCGTTATCATCATAAAATTCAACGATTGCTGACCTGTTTGCTTTAACCCAAACCAATTCAGCGTGAGCATTGCCAGCATTTACAGTTCTTAAATCTATATGAACTTGTATTTTAGCGCCAGTTTTTATACCAGCAAAATTATTAGCGTTCAAATTTGGGTCTGTACCTATTTGTTTAAGTTTTTTTGCAGATAACAATTCCAAAAAGGTCATACCTGAAAAATTGTTTCCAATTGTTCCGGAAAAGTTACCCATATAAACAAGGCTTGGAAGGTTTAGATTTACAATCTTTGTATTTCTAAACCAGTAATAACCCCTCATGTGAGTTAACGCACCCATTTCCGCATTTGAGCAATTTATTGCATTATCTAACAAACCGCCATTAGTTGGACCATTTTCAGTTGTTCTTTCAACTATGCCATTTAGTTTTACATAAACAACACTTTGACACCCCCTAAGACCACCTAGACCAAAACCAATCATTAAATTATCTCTGTCATCCCAATAAATCAGATTTTGATTGCTGTTAGCAACTACTCCTTGACCAAATGAATTAGGCGGTAAATTGTAAGTTCCATTGATATGACATTCTACATTATCACCAACAATATTAAATGCATTAATTCTATTAACGTTGATAGAAAGCTTTGACGCTAAAAGACTAGCCGTGTTTATTGGCGCATTTACACCAGACCCACCCAATTTTGCAATCCCGCCAATGAACGTATTAGGTTTAATTATCTGCTGGCCAAATATTGAATAATTTGCCGGAATCATAATTTCAAACCTCCTTCCAATATGTGAGCATTTAAAGAACCATCCTTAAATAATGTTGCCATTTTGAACGGCTCCATTATTTTTCCGTTTGGTGCATCAATCGCATTAGTACCAGAACCTTCTACGAAATTTGCTGTAGCTGTGGAAAAAGTGCGAAAAACACAATTGAAATCTTTTTTCAAATTAGATGGAATTGTAATCGTACAGTTAGCTTTAATTTTTACAATTTTTCCGTTATAAGAATTGTCAAGAACGACATTTCCCATCACTAATTTTTGTCCAGTATGATTTATTTTACCGACGTATTCTAAATACCAAACATCATTATTTTTTCGCCATTCCCAAGGCAATGTTTCTTTTGGTTGTGCAACCAAATCAATTCCGTCTGGACAATTAAATTTATAGCCAAGCCCAATCAAGTTTTTTATTGACATTTCTATTGACTGAGCATTTTTAATATAAAAGGGTTTGCCAACAAATAATGCAGATTCGTTGTAACAAAGAACACTTTCAAAAGTTGTGTTGGCTCCTTCAAACCTTAAACCGCCAAGTTCAGCATCCATTAAAATGGCAGTAACTCCAGAGCCAGTGAAAATAATTTCGCCGAAACCCATTTTTTTAAAAAAAGTTTCGCCAATAATTGGCAAAGTTGGCGCACCGATTGCCGAATCAGTTACAGGAAAATCAGTCAAAACAATCGCATCATCTGGAATTTGTGGCAATGTTGGAAAAGAAACAACCTCATTGCCTTTTAAAATTTCAACAACATCATTGCTTTTTAAAATTACCGCATCACGACGAACCAAGCCAGCTTGCGACAAATCAATATTTCTTCGAACTTCTTCTGTATTCTTATTTCTCAAACCAAAAATAAGCCATTCAGACAGCGCATTTAGAATAAATACCGTGCCTTCGATGATGAAACCATTATTAACTAAAATCCTATTTACAGAAGTTGCAATTAATCTTTCGTCTAATTGATTTATGGCATTGACCGTTTCATTGAAATTTTTGCTTTCAATGTAATATTTCGTCGGTATGCCCGCAACTTGCGCAACTTTGTCCGGATGATCAACTTTAATTTCAATGTCTAGTAATGGCATTTTATGGCAATTTTGATTCGTTGTAATCAGTTAGTTTTAAATCATATTCAGCCTGCAAATCGGTTGAGTCTTCGCCAATTTCATTTGTAAACTGAATCTCGTAAAACAGATTTTTTAAAGTTTGACGTTTAAAAGACAAACTGTTTTTATCTGTTTGATCTGCTGGTTCCGGCAAAGGATCATCATAGATTTCTGATTCCTTCAGATTGATATATCTAGCCGGGTTGTTAGTTTCGATTTCAATCAATTTTTCGCCTTTTGGCAAAATTTTAGAATCAATCAAATCAGTATGATATCCAATGATCATACTATTCTGTACGTGCAAAAAATAAATGTTTCCTGTCATTTTTTAATATTTTATCCAAACTGCAAAATAGTTAACCACTGACGAAGCTCTATTTTCAGAATTATTACAAATTACATTGATTCGGTTGTTCACATAATCTACTTGATAATTGCAAAAAAGCGTATCATCATGATTAACGTCGTTATCAAAATGAACAATTCCAAGTGATGGCATAAAAGCCACCAAATTTGAAAGCGTATAGCCAAAAGGCGGGTAAACATAAGCCACGTTTCTGTCAAATCTTGTGGCCATCAAATGCGCATTATAATTTGTACTATCACGTGCCGTTGTTGTCATTTGACCGTGCGAAAATCTAATAGCAGAAAATGGCTTATTTAGAATATATTGGTCAGATGAAGGCGCTGTGTTGTTCCAATCAGCTTGAACATTTACTTCAGCTCCCGATTCAATACCGTTTAATTTTTGCAAAAGCGCAAGCGTGAAATTGTGATCTGTGTGAACATAATTCGCATCTTGAACAATATCTGAAGGCAATTCAAATTCTGATAATTCCTTGATTGTTTTCAAAGGCTTTAAATCAGAAAACGGAAAAATGTCAATTCCACCTGTGCCACATCTTGCATAAATTGTTCGATACGCAGGCAAATTATCTAACATTTGATCATTGTTAGAATCAGTATTATAATTTACGTTTTCAAATTCTTCAATTATAGTAACCGTTTCAGCAACATTACCACCTTGAAAAGGGATAATTTCATTATTGTAAGTAATAAAACCATTAGAAACTTCACCATCTGTAATCACAACTCCTGTAATAACAGTTTTATCACCTGCCAATTTAGCTAAAGCTGAAAGCCTTTCTGCAAAAGCATCTTGCAGAAATCGCAAAGTTTTATTAGTTCCTGGAAACCCAGTTGCTGATATAATTAATTTATTTCCACCCATTGTATAATATTGTTTTTGACAAATAATTTGTAATAATCGATTTTAGCTTGCATTTTGATTTTAAATGCAATTTCTTCTTGTGTGTTCACTGGTTTCAATTCAAAAGGAACTAAAACCAAAAAATCAGCGCCATCACCTACAAACTCACCTTCTTCTCTAAAGTAAACTGGCTTATTATCGCTTTCTTCATAAAAATATATAGGCTTATTTTCTTCAGCTTCGTAAAACCACAAAGGCTCTTTTAAAATTGCATTTCTTATTTTAATTCTTCTAAGAACCGGATCAAATGAATCATTTAAAACTGCTTGCAAAAAGCATATTTGAGAATTATGATTAGCCTTATAAAGAATTTGTTTTCTAAACTCTAAGAATTCAATGTGTAACTTTACAATAGGCGATAATAACACTTCAAACCATTTTACAGCCTTGCTTTTTCTTCTGGCAATAGGTGTATTTTGAATTGCTAATACTCTATGATCAATTTTATAAAAATTCTCCATTAGTCAGTAAACGCTATGTAATTAATCAAAAGTGATTCTTGATCTAATTTCATATAACCAGAATCCGCTACTCTAATCTCATTAATTAAACCAACATTTTGAACACCTTCAGTTGTATATTGATAATCTCCATATCTTGAAAATGCTTCACGAACTACAGGAAGAACAACACCCGATATTTTTTGAATTCGATCAGTTAAATATGTCAAAATAAGTTTTCCGTTTTCAAAATCGATAGATTTTAGAAAATTATTGATTTCATCAATAACTGGAGTTAAAGCAGTTCCATCCAATCTGGAGCCATCAGCTCCAAGAATTAAAGGGTCATAATAAATATCTAATTTAAGTTTCAGTAAATCTGCATTTCCAGTTGTTACATTAACGACTGTACCCGCATCAGCCACATGTTCATTAAAATAAACATCGAGAGCTGAAAGATGTTCTGGCAATACTGGAGCATATTCACCGTCAACAGTTCTGACAACTTTAAGACGCAACGTACCATATCCATTCTGTATAACTCTAATTGATGCCGCATTACTTATTATTTTAGCTGATTCAATTTGTTGAGGTGTCAAATTCTCTGTGTCGTAATAATCAGTTTCTGGTACTAATGGAACTCCATAAAGAAATGACAAAGCCTTTTCACGATACCATCTAGGGGTGTGAATTCGCGATGTAGCAATTCTTTCTTCTAATTCAATTTTTAGCGCATCCCAATATTGTTCCTGTATGTATTGAGCAAAAGCAACAATCCAAATCCACAAACGCCAGTTTGAAACCTTACTGGTTGATGTTACTATATTTTGATTTTGCTCATTAGGCAAAAGAACGTCTAGCGCATTTAATTGCGTTGATTGCTCTTTTGCATCAAGTAATATTTTTTGTAATTCTGCTATTTCTCTACCCATAATTATTATAAAATTGGAAACGTATTTGGTAATAAAAAATCCAGATAGCTTTGAGTGAAAATCATTTTATCACCAAAAGCAGGAATAATTTTTTTGTAAGTAAAATGATTAACAATATCAATATCCACAGATAAATTTTGAGGCAATTTTAAAATTGCTCCAGGAATAATTTTATCAGTTGGACTTATTCCGTTTTCCATTGCTATTTTCAAAAAATCATCTAATCGCCCGCATCTTTGGATTGAAAAATCAATTAAGCTTTGATTATGCAAAACTGTATTTGCATCTATACTTAATAATTGAATGTTATTTAATTGGTTGTTCTCATTAATTTGAGATTCTGAAACTTCAGTAATTTTATATCCAAAAGCAGGAACTATTTTTTTTACTTTAAAAAAATTAACCAAGCTATCTGAAACTTTAGAATCTTTTGGTATTTCAATTTGTAAACCCGCACTTAAAACCTCTGTTGGACTCAAATTATTTGCCCGGCAAATCATAATAGCACTTTCAACAGTTCCGCAGTGATTTAAGGCAAAATCTTGAATACTTTGATTATGTAATAAGCGTTCTTGCATTCTGTTTTAGAGTTTTGTTTTCCCTTCTCAATTCCCTTAATTCTTGTTCTTGAAGCTTGATTTTTCTATCTTTTAGTTTATTTTCTTCTTCCAATAAACTAACTTTTCGATGCATCATATCTTCAAATTCCTTGAATCTTGTTTCATATCTAGATTTTAGATCATCTAAAATTTCTTTGTAATGGTTTGAAAGTTTTACATCATTTTCAATTGACATTGATTCAGCTTGTTTTGTTGACTGCTTAACTTCAACTTTTAATTTTTCGACTTCTTGTACATATTTGCTTTTTCCGAAAATAAAACCAAAATACCCAGTTCCACCAATTGTAATCAATCCAGCTAAAGCGATATAAATTTCATTCATTACTATTATTCTATTGTATGATTAATTGTTCCTGTAACCGTTCCATTAGGAGCGATTAAACCATCTATATATGTAATTTTAGCCTCTCTGATTTCTTCAATACATGCTGTTGCAATTTTTTCTGAAATTCTGTCAAGACTAGCATTGTAATCTTCTTCTTCTGTTTGTTCAGCTTCAAATGCGAGCTTAATTTTTTCTTTTAGTCTTTGGATGCTTAATGACATTTAATTGCTTTTTAAAAATTGATTAAATCTGTTTTCAATTTCTGTAAATTTTGGCGCATTTATCAATTTGATAGTTGGACCATTATTTGTTGTAAACTTCATCAGCTTGATTTCTTTAATCAAATCTGAAATCAAACCTTTTAAAGTTTCATTTTCCTTTTTCAGCAAAAAACCATCTTTATCTATTTGAAATTTTACTTTTTCAGTTTGTGTTAAAAAACCAACTTTATCTACTTTCAATTCAGTTTGCTCAATAACCAGAACAAGACTTTCAATTTCTGAATATGCTTCAACATACATTCGGTGCAAATCTTCATTAATTGGCGAAATCAAAACAGAACTGTCAATTTTTGGAAACAAAATAAATTTTTGATTGCTCTGATCAATAACCGATGAAAGTTGAACATCTGAAAACTCAATTTCTCCATCAGTCACTTTGCAAGTTCTGGCCGTTTTGTCAACTTCCAGAACTGTAGCAGGAAACGTATCGACATCCCTTTTTTTTAAAGCTCGTAAAGCATCCTGCAAATCACTCATAATTTATTACTGATTGTTATTTTCCTTTAATTTATTACTGATTGTTACTTTTCTTCTTGCGCCACCAGTTCCAAAAGTGGTTACTACTTTTTTAATAAAATAACTTCCTTCACGGTTTGTATGATCTGCATCTTTTAAAATCGCTTTCATTCCTCGTGTAGCGTATGGAATTAAAAAACTTGTAACATCACCATCAAAACCATCATACTTTAATTTTTCAAGTTCAGCTTTTGCCAATTCTTCTAATTGTGATTCTGATGATACAACCGAAGTATGAAACGTTCTTTGCTCACCATCTGGATCACCAATCTCTATTGACTTTTTCTTATTATCGCTAGCGATGTAAGTATATTTAATCTTAATTTTTCTTTCGTCTTTTGTTTTAAACTCCAGATTGTTTTCAACAAGATTATAATTCAAATCATACACAACCGATTGTCCAATATTTGTCAATTGTTGCAAACCGCAGTACAGCTCACCAGCATCATTTATAAATGAAGTCATTAATAGTTGCTGTTTGATTGATTCAAGAACTTGACAACCGTTTGCATTTCTAATGATCCACTTTTCTAAAGAAATTCGTGGAATATTTTTGGCTAATTTTATAGGCGTGTCTTTGACAACTTCTTGCAAAAGCTCTCTCAAAGTGGTTTTTGCAAAACTTTTAACTATGTTCTTTCTTCTCAATAGCCACATTGAATCCTCACAATGGATTTCCATTGGCATTTTTGGACTTATCTTTTTTACATAGCCAGTAAATTCAACACCTTGGTATTTTCCTAAATATCCAATTGTAATAGAAACTGGATCACCTACTTTTATAGCCGTTTCTGTAAACTTTTCTTCGTTATTCTGCTTTACCTTAAACTTCGTTGGAAGTTTAATTACTGCTGTATCTCCTAATTCTTCAACTGATTTTGTAATTTCAATATCATGGATTGTTGTGAAGGTAAATTCACCAATAATAACTTTTGATTCTAAAATAAACATTATGATAGCAAGGCTTGTTTGTTCAATTCTTTCTCATTTAGATCAGCATAAAAATCTTGATCACTAACCGCCGTAAGCGTATAAATTTGTGCGCCTGGTTGTCCTTTCATTTCTTCAAAAGCAATTTCTTTGAAAACTATATTTCTGATGCCATATAATTCAAAAAACAAACTGCCAACAATTTCAAGCGAATCATTAATTTCAAAAACCTTATTTAATAGCTGAATTTGTTTAGTTGGATATTCTTCTGGATCCTCTTCATTGATGCAAATTCCTTTAATGGTAATTTGATAATCTTCAGTAACAATATATTCTTTAACTGTACCTTTTCGGTATCGCCCAACAGTTGCAGTTTCAACGATTGTTTTTGCTAATCCTAAAGAAACAAGTGGCTCATTAGGCAGTTCAAAAGTTTCTCCTTTGTAAGAAACTTTTAAAGTCATAAAATACTGTTTCCCTAAAAGAACACCATTAATATCACCTAGATTTGGCAACTTATATCGACTAGAATTTTTTTTCCACCAACTAGGAAAATTTAATCCTATGTAATCAAAAGCGGCTCTAGCCGCTATCTCTTTAAAATCAAAATTTGCCATCTTAATTTGTTTGCATTTGATTAACTGAATTGACAGCTCGTAAAATTTCTTCTTGTATCTTTTCTCCTAATTGGCTAATACCTTTTTCGGTACTGTCAACATATATTTTGGTATCATCTTGAAGCTTATCAATATTGATAGTGATATGAGTCATTTTGTTACCACCAGAAACAATTGTATCTGATTTATCTTTTCCCGATGCTTTGTCCTGATCTTTTTTTGATTTCTGCTTTTTCAAAAAATCATCGTAAGCTGAAGTTCCGGTATCTTTTTGACCTAGCTTAGAAAACATATCTTTTGTTTTCTGCCAATCCCTTGCAATGCCTTCTTTATCAACGGTAATCTCCATTTTGCCAAATTCTTTCCTTGCATTTGCACCAGCTTCAGCCGCTTTTGCATAAGCTTCATCAACTGCTTTTTTACGATTCTCAACAGATGCGTTCAATTCTGCAATCATTTTTGCATTTTCTGAACTGTCACCCATTCCAACTGCATCTTTGAACTCGTACCAACCAATTTTAATTTTGTCGATACCCATCATTACAGTTTGAACCATATCTTGAAATTTAGCCGAAACATAACCAGTGAATGCCTCCCACATAAATTTTGAACCCGCAACAAAAGCTTTCCATGAATCGCCCCATCCGTCGGTATATTTCACAACCATACCGATAATCATTATTAAAGCCATAATAGCAATTATTACCCACGTAACCGGATTGACCATCATAAGTGCGTTAAATATGACTAAGCCATAATTCCAAACACTCCAAGCCGCCGCAACAACTAAAATCACATCTGCAAATGGTGTTAAAATGTCAATCAATGTTGTAAGACCAGTTGTTATCCAATCGACAACCATAAGAACACCAAGCATTATATTTCCGAATGTCCGCAGAATTGATCCCGCATCATTGAAACCAAAAGCAACTTTCAAAAATGCAGAAAGTGACAATACAACCGGTTCAATCATACTCCAAAGAATTCTAAACCATTGTGAAATTTCTGGAAGATAATTAGTCAAAAATTCTAATCCGACCGTTAATGCTGATAAAACGCCACTAAAAACACCGCCACTTTCTCCACCAACTGCTACTAAAAAATTCCACCATTGATCTTCTAAATTTGAAAGCTTACCGCCCAATGTTCCCGAAATAGCATCCATAGAACCCGCAACACCTGCCATTTGTCCATATTGCATAATCGCCTCTCCAATAGCATCTGAATTATTTTGTACTGTTTTGGTAACCCCTTTAAAAGAAAAGGTTACTTGATCACCAGCCTTTGACGCTTTAATACCGAATTCTTTTAATCTTTCAAACTCTCCAGTTTGGGCATCTAAAATACCTTCAGTAAGTTGATCAAAACTTTTTCCCTGGCTAGATGCCAAATCACCAAGCTTTGTCATTTCATCTCTTGTTGGAGCAAAACCACGATTTGCAAGCTTGATAAATGAACTTGTGAGCTCATTCAATTGATATGGTGTTTTAGCAGCAAAATCCGTGATCATATTCAAAGCGCCACGGCCAACTTCAGCAGATTGAAAAGTATTAGTCATTACGGCTTCAAACTTTTCATATTCTGATCGCGCATCCATCACTTTATTAGTGAAGTTCCAAATCGCTGCAACGGCAAACACTTTTACTAAAACATCCTTCAATTTAGTCATTGAATTAGCTAAAGACCCAGATGTATTTTGGGCTTGCTTCATTCCGTTATTTAACCCTGCAACTTTTTGAACGGTTGCACCAACTGAATTCGCAATACTATTAAGTGTTGAGCTTGCGTAATCACGCATTTTTATTATAAATTCGTATGCATTCATTAGGTTTGCTGTGAGGATTCTTTTTCTTTGGTTCTGATGTAATGTAAATTTTGAATTTCTTCAGCCCAATCAGAATCATTCAATTTGTTAGGATTTTTTATGTGCATGTAATACTTCAGATATGCATCAAAAAGTCTTAAATTCTTTAAATCAAAAGTTTCTGACAATTCTAAAGCAGAAGCATCATCGGTTTCAATGATAGCTTCTTTTAAAGCTTTTTTAGCGTAGCAACTTTGCCGTTTTGTAATTTTTCAATTGCTTGATAAAGTGGAAATCTGATTTCAGAATTATCTTTGTCAGTAAAAATTTCAACTTTTTCAAGACAAATCAATTCAAACAATCTTTCTTGCGTTACAAATGGCTTACCAGAAGGATTCTTCTTTTCTGCAATTTTTAAATCATTTCTAGTAATCATTCTCACTGTACATCTATGGCCAGAAATAATGATTTCAGATTTTCCACCACCCAAAGAATTAATTTCAGCATCTTCATACTCAAAGAAATCAGTTAATTTTCTTCTTGCAGGAATAAAATACTCATCATTGGTTTTAATTTCCTCATCGCCACCAATAAAGAGCATTGACAGCATTTCTTCTCCAAAAGAAACTTCCCTTCT